TGTTATCGCTGAGGAGCAGGCTGCGAAGCTGGTCTCCAGTGGTCAGTTAACTAACAATCAAATAATTGCTATCGGGAGGGCGGACGAGCGAGCGAAAGCAGTCGTCGATGATTTGATCGCGGCAGTGTTGGAGTTCGAAGAGATCCAGGAAGAGTTTAGGAGGTTCGGTACTGGTGAACAACGGTACATCAATGCCATGAACAGCCTCAACAACTGGACCGAGAGACTTGTTCCGCTCATCAATAATTTACTATCTGCAGTACAAGGAGCTGAACAATGAATCCAATCCAACTGATACTGATCGCTATTCGCGGCCTGTCCGTGATCACCAACAACCCTGCTCTCGGCGGAGGTTCCATGGTGAAATTGTCGGAGGCGTCGAAGTTGCTTAATTTCTTCGGCGAGATTCTGGAACGCGGTGACGAAGCTCACACCGAACTGAAAGAGTTCGCTGAGACCATCAAGTCCATGGCTGAAGAGGGGCGAGCGCCAACTGCAGCAGAGTGGACATCTTTGCAGGAGCGAAGCGATGCAGCCCATGATGTCATTCAGGAAGCACGCCGCAGAGCTGAAGAGGAAGAAGCTGCAAATCAACCTCCAGTTCCTGACCCGGAACCAGAACCGGAACCCGAACCCGAGCCGGAACCTGAGCCTGAGCCAGAGCCAACTCCTGAGCCCGAGCCTGATCCGACACCCGAACCGGAACCGGATCCTGTGCCAGATCCTGATCCAACAGAGACTGAAACACCCCCAACCGGGTGAGGAGTAATTCATGGCTGTCTCGATGACATTTGACTCGCTCCAAAGTGATCTCCGTGCGTATCTGGAGCGAGGCACGGCTGTGGATCCTACTGTGTTCGACCAGCTCCCGAGCTTGATTAACCTTGCAGAGCGGGAGCTGGCGAACCGATTGAAAATCCTGGGGTTTGTAGCCGTAGTGACCGACACGCTAGGTGTCGGACAGTCAGTTATTCCAAAGCCTAACCGCTGGCGCGACACGATCTCGATCAACATAGGTGTGGGAACGACGCAGGTGAGAACTCAGCTGTTCGCTCGTTCGTATGAGTACGCCCGACGTTATTGGCCGGATGAAGATCTCACTGAACAGCCGAAGTTTTACGCTGACTACGATTACTTCAATTGGTTGTTCGCACCGTCGGCAGATTTTGCTTATCCATTCGAGGTCAACTACTGGGAGTTGCCTGCACTTCTGGATGCCACCAATCAAACGAACTGGACGACGGACTTTGCCCCGAACTCTTTGCTTCATGGTGCGCTCCTGCAGGCGACTCCATTTTTAAAGAACGACGAACGTATTCCGGTATGGCAAGGCATTTACGAAAAGGATGTTGCGATTCTTGAAGGCCAGGACGTCAAGCGCATCATTGATAGGAACGTTACGAGGGAGGCTGTCTGATGTCTTACACCGATGTCTTTGGTGGAAATTTAATTTTCCCATCGCAGTTGAGTTATCTAATGATAACTACGGCTGTGGATGTCACGCTGCAGTGGCCGACTGAACAACAGATCACGGGCGACAGCGTCGTTGCAGACGTCATGGACGTCGATACTACTGCACCGTCGCTCAACGTTGACATGCCCGATGCACGAAACACGAGCACGGGTAACAAAGCTACCTTCAACAACCGAGGTGCCAATTCATTTACCGTGCGTGACAACACAGGCGGCACGATCCAGCAGGTGCTGTCAGGCGAGCAGTGGGTTGTCGTACTTACGGACAACTCCACGCAAGCAGGTATATGGACCACGTTCCAGTTGGGTGGCAATGCAGCCACTCCGGCATCTGCTTCTGGACTGGCAGGCGCAGGCCTCAAAGCAATTAGCGCACTGCTCAACCAGAAGATCGACTCCGACATTGAAGCAGCGACACCTTTCACCGCTGTCGATGGTGATCGAGCGAAGTGCTTGGTCTATATCGCAGGTGCAGGTACATGTAACTTGCCGTCGCCGGGAGTAGTCGGCAATGACTGGTTCTTCATGCTGCACAACGGAGGCAGCGGCACGCTTAATGTCTTGCCTCCGTCCGGACAGATCGACAGTGGTGCGAGCATCAATCTCGATCCGCAGGACTCGTGTTTCATCTTTACTGATGGCACAGACTTCTTCACCGTTGGACTTAGCTCCGGTTCAACTATCGCGTTCGACTTCGTGTCGATTCCGATACCAGGTTCAGGTGACTTCGTTCTGTCCGGTGCGAACCTCAACAGGATTGCGTATCGTTTCACGGGTGCATTGACTGGTAACCGACGCATCGTCGTACCTAACACGACGCAGCAGTATTGGGTGGATAACCAGACGACAAATGCGTTCACGCTGGAGATCGACACCGCTGCCGGTGCGGGGATATTCGTTACTCAGGGTCAGAGTTTAATCGTTTACTGCGATGGCACTGACGTGATCAACGCGAGCAGCTCCACCAGCATCGGGTTCCCGATCACCATCGGTCAGGGTGGTACCGGTGCGACGGATGCTGCAACAGCACTTGCAAACCTGGGAGGTGTTGCTACCACGTTTAGTCTTGTGGCTGGCGACGGCATGGCTGGAGGCGGCGATTTGTCATCGTCTCCCCGGACGTTCGACTTCGATCTCACCAGCATCGTGTCAGCTGCACCGGCAGTCGGTGACTTCTTAGCCTTCGAGGATATTGATAACGCGAACGTCAATCGCAAAGCAACGATCACTGACATCCTTGCACTGGGCTTTCCTGGGATTACCATCGAAGACGAAGGTGTCCCGTTAGCAACAGTCGCAGACACGCTCGACTTTGTCGGTGCGGGTGTCGTGGCAAGTGGAGTTGGTTCGACCAAGACAATTACGATATCCGGAGGAATTGTTGCTGCGAGTGGAGCGGCTGGTCGAATGCTCCGAGGTGATGGTGCGGGTGAATGGGCTGATGCTGGGACCTTAGCCACTCTTAGTGCGGGTGGCATACTCGGCATTGGGCGTGTCGAACTCACCAGCGGAGCTGATGTAGTCACTCTAGCAGTCATAGGAGGGACCTGCTTTCTCACGTCCAGCGGAGGCGTGATCACCGACTTCCAGACTGATGAGGATTGGCGATTCCTGTCTGGGGTTATCTACCTAGCCGAGACGGCAATAGCTCCTTCGCAGCTTGGAGGGTTTGGTGCACTGTATAGCGATGGTCCCCATGTGACCGGCTTGAATCCGAATACGATGATGTTTAGGGATGACGCTGGCAATGACTATAGGCTTGATGGGCTGCAGCGTAGAGCTACCCTTGCTGACCAATCACGTACGAGTGATGCCACCCCAACTAGCATTGCAAACTGGTCAAACTTTCACGTTCCCCCTGCACGACGCTGGAAAGGTCGGGCCGTTATCTGGTATGACCAGAACGGTGGGGACATTACGGTTGTCGCCAGCTATAGCCAAACACCAGAGGAAATCGGACAGTTTATGTGGCAAGCGCAAGATGCTGCTGGTGTGTTTGATAGTGATGTGGGAACAGATTTTGAAACTGAAATTGATATCACCACCATGACGAATGGACAGCTATCGTGTTTGATTTGGGAGTTCTCTTTCCAGTCCCACGATACGCTCGTCGGTAATCTAGAGATTCTGTTTTCACAGGCTTCAGTCAGTGGTGCCGCCACTACTATCCGAGAGCCTTCCTTCTTTGAACTTGCGGAGAACGACAACATATCATGAGTGATGTAAGTGGCTGAACAGCCTGCAATGCTTGCCTCTGCTCCCGGAATCAAACGGGACAGTACTCGTTTCGATAACGAGCACTACATCGACGGGCTGTGGTGCAGGTTCCAGCGTGGCAAACCAAAAAAGATGGGCGGCTATCAGCAGGTCACTGACACCGTGCCCGAGATCACTCGTGGCATGGCTACCTTCTCGCAAGACGACGTTCAGTTCTTGCACTTGGGTCACCCGAATACTATTGGTCAGTACCAGGTTAACAATGGCTCGCTGTTCCTGTTCAACGACCGCACACCTGTTGGCTTCGTTACCGATCTCAACAATCTGTGGCAGTTCGAGGTGTATGCCGACACGCAAGGCACTGGTAACCATGTGCTCGTTGCACACGCTGCACCGAATGCAGCGAACATTGACAACTCCATCGGTGGTGACATCTACATCGACACGATGACAGCAACTACGGTCCTCTCGATAACGGGATTAAGTGCCGATCCTACTACCGGTTGGAACACCGGCACGTTTGGTCCTGTGAGCGGTGGCATCTGTGTCAGTGGTTTATACCTGTTCGCATTCGGTAGTGGAGGCATCATCCGGTACTCTGCAATCAACAACCTCTCGATTGCGCCGGTCGAGTTCAACTTGGGCACGCAGAAAATTGTTAAGGGCATGCCGCTTCGAGGTGCCGGTGCTGGTCCTGCTGTGCTGATGTGGGGACTCGACTCCGTCATCCGCGCGACGTTCAATGCTGGTGGCTCACCTGATTTTGTTTTCGACATCGTTGCCCGAGGCACTACGATCATGAGTTCGCAGGGCGTGGTCGAGATGGACGGCATTTACTATTGGCCCGGTGTTGATCGTTGGTATCTGTTCAACGGTGTCGTGCGTGAGATGCCCAACAACATGAACCAGAACTTTTTCTTCGACAACATCAACTTCACGCACCGGCAGAAGTGTTTCGGCTTCAAGATCCCTCGCTACGGTGAGATCTGGTGGTGCTACCCACGTGGCAGTGCAACTGAGTGCACCCACGCTGTGATTTTCAACGTGCGCGAAGGCTACTGGTTCGACACACCGTTACCCGACTTCGATGACATTGATCAGGGACGCACGGCAGGAGTTTTTGCCAACGTGTACCAACGTCCCTTCATGGTGGACAACGAGATTACTGCAAACGGACGCACGCTCTGGCAGCACGAGACAGCGTTCGACAAGATTCGCCTGAGCAGCGTCAGCGCTGTGCAATCGTTCTTCGAGACGCACGAGTTCGCGTTGCTTGACCAGCAGGTGGCAGACAAATCTCTGCGTGTTGCACGAGTCGAGCCCGACCTGGTGCAGGCAGGGGACATGACCCTACAGGTACGTGGACGTGCCAACGCGAAAGCTACCGTGGCGGACGGACCCATCGAGACGATTTTTGAGACACCCTCGTCTAGCGACGAAGAGACTGTTAAATTCAAGGACATCCGACGGTTGATGAGCTTCAAGTTCGAATCGAACACGCAGGGTGGCAACTACGAGCTGGGCAAAACTTACGCCCACATCGAGCCCGCTGACGGAAGGATCGAGTCATGACCATCATCAACCCACAGGGCTTCGACAACGTGATCGAGTGGGCTGACTTCATGGCAGGCGCACTGGGCTTCCTCACTGATGGGGAGATGGGATCCGATCCTAATTACGCTCGTCTGGACGATCCTGAGAAGTGGCAGGACTGGGCGGCAGGTGTCTTCGGAGGCTCAGATGCACTTGGGCAGGACGTGCCTGACCCGTATTCGTTCGATGATTGGAGAGAATGGGCGGAGAGAATGTTCTCCACTGTAGATTTTATGGGGTAAGACGATGGCAGATTTACCAGCACCAAAGCGCGGCGGCACACCAAAACGGATCACAGCTTCGGGTCCTCCCGGAGGTCCGTACACACCTGGCGCACTTAAAGGCAGACCGATGCCGACTGCGAAAGAGCGGGAAGGTTTCGCGGGCATCCAAGCTCAACCAGGTCTTGCTGCCATGCTGCAGGAGAAAGGGGGTGACCCTGAGATCGTCGAAGCTGCCCAAGAGATCGAGTCCATGCCCGGTGGTTCCGAGCTGTTGTACTCGTTCGCTGCAACCGAGCTGATGAAGAAAGCCGGTGTCAAGACAGAGGACACCAAGAAGGTGCGCCTGTACGAGATCGGTGGCTACGTGGACAAGGCCGAAGGTGGTCTTGCAAAAGCTGCTGAGACGACACGTCGCGGTGGACGTGGCGGCGACTCCATGCTGGTGCACATGACGCCGGAGGAGATGGAGGTTATGGAAGGCATGTGGGGTAAGGCTGATGTCAATCCTAACACCGGCATGCCCGAGTACGGTTTCCTGTCGAAGATCTGGAAGAAGGTGAAGAAGGCAGTGAAAAAAGTCTTTAGTTCCGAGATCTTCCAGATCGTTGCTCCAATTGCACTGAGCATTTTCGCTCCCGGACTGGGCGCGTGGATCGGCAAAGCGATAGGTGCCGGTGCGGGTACAGCGGGTAGTGTAGTCGGCAACGCACTGCTGCGTGGCGGCATGTCCGCAGCTGGAGGTGGCGACTTTGCAACCGGTGCGATCTCCGGTGCCATTAGCGGAGGTCTGGGTGACTTAGCGGGTGGCGCACTCAAGGATATTGCACCCAACTTGTCCGACAGTACTTCAGCGCTTCTCGGTTCAGCGCTCGCCAGTGGTGCAGGTTCCGAGTTGACCGGTGGTGACTTCGCAACGGGTGCCATGCAGGGTGCAATGGCTCAGATGATGAAGCCGACCATGGAAGGTCTCGTTGAGAAGGGACAGGACATTTTCAACCTCGAAGATCCGGGTGCCGGTGGCATCATGGCAGTGCGACCAACTGAACCGGGTTCGATGTCACCTGCCGCCGCAGCTCCCCCAGATCCGCTCCTCGATCCTGCAGCGGGCGGCTTGGCTGAAGCAGGTGGCATGAGTCCTATCCCTGCTGGGCCGGATGAGCTAACTGTGTTTGGTGATCCTGCAGGTGGACCCGCAGCAACTCCCGCAGCAGCTGCGGCACCCCCAGCAGCTCCGGCGGCAGGTGGGACCGACCTGATGAAGTACCTGCCAATGCTGACTGGACTGGGTGCTCTAACTGGTGGTGGCTACGAAGAAGGTCAGGCTCCAGCGATGCCCGAGTGGATGATGGAATCTCTGCCACAATACACCAGCGAGCGAGAATGGATTGGTCCCGGAGACCCGAGCGCTTACTACACCTACGGTCAGCAAGGGGCTCCGCATACTGGCGAGCGACTCTTCGTCACGCCTGAACCGTTCGCCGGAGAGACGGGCACGCCCGCTGTACCGGGAGATCCGACAGGAGGACTGGGAGCGCAGGATCAACTAGCTCAGATGATGTCGCAGGGTCAGCCTATCCCAGCCCAGATGGTCCGGGGTAATGGTGGACGGCTGCGAGCGGCTGGCTACATGAAAGATCCCAACACGGGAACGTGGATGCCACCCGCACCCGAGCTGGGTCAAGGCATGCCGGGAGCAGCCATGGGCGGCTACCAACGTGGAGGCGAGTTCGATTACTGGGCTCAGAACGCTGACGTGCCGCGTGCCAGCCCGTCTGTAGCAGCCGCAGGGCGTTATGTTAAGGGACCGGGCACAGGTAGGTCCGACGACATTCCGGCGCGACTGAGCGACGGTGAGTACGTCATAGACGCAGAATCGGTCGCACTCTTGGGTGACGGATCCGGTGACGCGGGAGCGAAGCGGTTGGATGAGATGCGTACGAACCTCCGCCAACACAAGGCGAAGAACCTGATGAAGGGCGGCTTCAGTCACAAAGCGAAGCAGCCTCACCAGTATATGGCGCGAGGTGGCATGGCAAAACTTCGCAGAGCGATGACCGAATCGGGGAGAATGTAAATGCCCGCTAACTTAGACTTCTTATTTGAGGGAAAGCCTCCACAATCGGTCACAACCTACGGGCAGACCGTGGAAAACATCCCGAAGTGGATGTCGGATTACACGCAGGGACTGATCGCGCGAGCGAACGCTGCTGCAGCTGAGCCCTACATTCCGTACGGTGGTCCCAGGATCGCTGGCTTCTCTCCCGAGCAACAGGCTGCGTTCGGCATGACCGAAGCGAACATCGGCTCGTATCAGCCGTACCTCGAAGCGGGAGCTGCGGGCTATGGCGGAGGCCTGAGTCGTGCGGCCAACATCAGACGTTCGGCGGACCCCTTCCTCCAAGCGGGCTCACAACAGTGGACTGATCCCGGCGTCGCCGAGTCGTACATGAATCCTTACATCGGTGGCGTGCTCGACCGACAAGAGCAGCTCGCCCAACGTACGCTGGAAAATAAATTCCTGCCGTCACTGCAGCGCACCTTTGGAGGTGCCGGTCAGTATGGATCACGTGGCGGCACCGGCTCGATGGAAGACATCGGTATGCAGGGCATGCAGGAAATCTCTGAGGGACTCGAAGCGCAACGTCTCGAAGCACTGTCCGGAGCCTACGGTCAGGGCGCAGACATCTTCGGTGCAGGACAGCAACGGCAGGCCGAGTTGGCTCGCATTACTGGTGCCCTCGAAGAAGCAGGTGCACAACAGATGTACGCCGGAGCCGAAGGACTTGGACGTATGGGCGAAGCAGCTCAGCGGATGGGCCTCACGGATGCTGCATCGATGGAAGCAATCGGTCAGCAGACACGTGGAATGGATCAGGCAAGTCTCGATCTCGCGTACGCCGACTTCTTGGAGCAACGTCAGTTGCCGTTCGACCGAGCCAGCTGGATGTCCGAGATCATTCGTGGATTGCCTCCGCAAGGAAGGACGACGACGCGTACCGATGTGGGACCGGCGAGCGTTTACCAGCCGTCACCGCTGTCGCAACTTGCTGGTGCTTACGGTGTGTACCGTGGACTGCAACCACCACCGGGAACAGCCGAAGGCGGCTACATTGAAGCCGACTACGAGGACGTGACTGACTACGCGGAGGGTGGGTACGCGTACCCAAAAGGAGCGCTGGTGGAGGCGGCTATGAGGTAGACGAGTACGGCATCGGTGGACTGGCACGTGCCGCAGGTTCAGGCATCTGGAACTTCGGACGACGTGCAGTAGGAGCGCTCAGTAATTGGGCGCGACAGTTGTACCCTGATTTTGGAAGAGGTGTTGGCGCAGCAGGAGGACACCACCTCGAACTGCAACACAAACAGGATTGATCATGAGATCAGAAGTGGAACAAGCATTTCAGGAAGGCGGAGAGGCTTACGGTCCTCCGGCACCTGCACTTACAGTTGATCAGATCGTCAAGCGCAGTACTGATCCAGAACCTGGGTTGAATCTGCAACAGATGATCATCAAGAATCGTGACGATGCACTCGCTCGTCTGCGTGCAGGTCAGGACGCGATAAAACAACGACGTGCCCAGCAGCAGCATCGCGACCAACAGGCCAAGTGGTTGGCGTTCGGGCAGGCTATGTTGTCACCAACTCAGACGGGTGGCTTCGGTGAAAACGTCGGCATGGCTGCGGGCGCAATGCGTGGAGAAATCGAAGCTCAACGTGGGCACGAAGGCGAACGGATAGCTGAGGAGCAAGCGTACGCAGCTCAGGAAGAACAGATCCGACGGGACTATCTGGACGACGAGCTACGTCGTGCACAGATCGAGAAGCAAGGCCGACTCGGAGAGTACGCTCAACGCAGGCCTGTCGGCACCGCGTACTCTATGGAACACCCTGAAAATCCCAATAGGTTTGCACGGGTACAGCAGATATGGGATCCCGATGTCATCGGTCCCAACGGTGAGCAGGGCATGATGACAACGCAGTACGTGGACACACCGGGCGAAGACGGTAGCATTCCGTACTCATCTTCTCCCTACGATCTGCAACGGAGAAGTGAACTGCAGTTCCAACTGGGACTGGAAGAAGCCAAAGCGGATCGCATCAACAATGACATCATGGCAGGCCGCGAGGCTTACCCGGTCATCCACAAATACGAAACAGTAATTGGCCTGATGAAGGAAGTGGAACGGGCTGGCTACGGTACTGGCGGCTGGGTAGATTTGCTGCAGCGTGCCTCTGAATGGTTCGGTGTCAACACGAAAGAAGTTACCACTCTCGGTATTCTACGGAACGAATTGGGTCAAGCAGTGCTGTTAGGTTTGAAGAATTTCCCCGGTCAGATTTCCGAGGGCGAACGCAAGTACATGGAAGCTTTGGAAACAGGATTGTCGAAACCGCTTGGTGTCAACATGGCACTCATTGAAGAGGGCTTGCGCATACAACGTCAGCGATACCGTCGCGGTGTTAGAGCAGCACGTGAGTATGGACTCAACCTCGATTTAGAAGCGATGGGTATCACAGCAGACACCCCCGAGGGAGCATTGCAAAAAAGAGAAGCAGCTAAGTCGGCTGCACCAGGTTCAAGCATGCAAAATCCTATCGTTGTAGGACCGGGAGTGCCCGAGCCTAACGTCAATGATTGGGTGCGACGACCTGACGGTAAAATTTACCAGTATAAGGGGAGACAGTAATGGCTGAGTGGTGGGAAGACGACGCAGCATTTGGAGAAGCTGTCGATACCGGGGACTGGCACCTCCAACCTGCGGCAACCGGACAGCGGTTTCCTATTGATCCGAGCGTCACTCCTGAAATGATCGAAGAGCTGCCGGAGATGACGCACAGCTCTCGCATGATGGAAGGCTTCGAAACTTCAGGTGAAGCTGATCCGTCAATCATGGGATTCGCAGCAACTCAGTCACGTAAATTGGGTGTCGAGTTCAGTCAGGCGTGGCTCAACATGACGACCATGGATCCACACGAGCTGGGCATGCAATTGCAGAATCGATTCCCGGAGGTCATCGATGTGCGCCTCGCACCTCATCCTAAGATGTTGGAGGATGACTGGGACGAAGAGGACCCACCGGAGTACGTTCCGATTGCACGAAACAAACTCACCGGGTACGAAGCTGTCATCAACAAGCCGGGGATCAGTGGGCAAGATGTGCTGCAAACTATCGGACTGGTCGGTCAGTTCTTACCTGCTTCAAAGCTCACTGCCATTCCTAAAGCGTTGATGCCGCGAGCAGCCACAGCGATGGTTACCTCAGGCGTAACCGAACACGCTGCACAACTTGGTCAAGAGGCAGCGGGAGGTGAGTACGATCCTGAAGATGTTGCACTGGCAACAGCGTTCGGTCTTGTTCCGGAACTGTTAGCGAAGCCAGCTCTGGGACTGGCAATGAAGGGCAAGGAATTATTTGGCAAGGTAGCAGAGTTAACTCATATTCCTGAGACCGTTGTGTCGGCACTGAAGTTTGCTACAGCACGAGGCTACAGGGTTATGACGTCCGATGCATTACAGGAGCACCTCGCGCCTGCGCAACGGATCTTCCTTAAGGTCACGGATCGTATTCCGTTCTTCGGCACTGCAAAGCAACGTCTCAAGCAGCAGGCCGAGCGTACCGACACACTCAAATCGATTGCAGACGACCTGGGTGTTGACATGGACGGTGAGCTGGGTCAGGAGATTGCGCAGACTTTTGAGGAACGCATGAAAGACTGGCGTTTCTTTGGCTTCAACACCCTCGATGGCAGACCTTCCGAAGCGATGGTCAAACGTGCTTGGCTGAAGGAAGCCGGAGAGGTTGTGGATGACGTCCTCGCGAATAAGATCAAAGCCGGTAAAATCGATGAGCAGCTGGTGGACGCTGTCTTCAATGGCAACAACGGCAGGCGCATCAAAGAACTGTTCGACAAGCTCACTCCGGCAGGACAGAAAATGGCGCAGCAACGATTCCTTGCGGAAGGTCTGCGACGTGCGAACTGGAGACCGGGACAAGCCACCAACATTGCAAATCCCGGTACGTTTGTGAAGTACCTCGATGACCATCGCAAAGCGTTGAATAACATGTTCCCGGATCCTGAGCAGCTTGCAATGGTTAAGGGTGCGCGAGAGTTCATTCGCATCACCGAGGATGCAGCGAACATCGGTAAGGGTGCGGGCATGACTGCAGCCATGGCGGGAGGCGGGATGTTCTACCTCCTCGATGTCGTGGGCGGAGCAATGGCTGGCATGATGACGGGCATGATGGGGCAGGCAGTACAAAGTGCTGGAGTGCGTAATCTTTTCTTGCGTCTCGCACATGCTAAGGGCAAACCTGAACTTGTGAAAGAGATCATGGCGCAACTGCGTCCGCTAATACTGGCGACGGGCAACGCGGTGCTGCAGGGAGATGTGGACATGCCTGAACTGAGCCTGACCATGGAGCCGGGGATGGTTGCAGGGCAAGCGGCATCGGGCATGAGTGCACTGCGACAGATAGCTAGCGGTGTCACGGAGAGAATAAATCCCATCGGATGGCTGGGAGGCACACCCGGAGAGGAGTCAGGAGGTGGCGCATTTGGAACCGGAATAGGTCAGGGTTCGCTCCTCGTCGGACCTGGGTTGGATCCCGGTAGTGGGGGCGCAGAAGAGGCGGCTCTAAAACTTCAGCAAATGGAACAGGAGCAGCAACCGTAATGCCTGCAGTCCGCACCAAACTACCGGCTAAGAGATACGCCCGTAACCGTGCAGGTCACCTGCTTGCGGAAGGTTCGCGTGTGTTCCTGCCCGATCACCTCGACCAGGTCCGTGCGATTGCAATGCGTGGCATCGATGAAGACCAGCTGTCCGAGATCTTCGACATCAGCAAACGTCAACTGGGTCTGTGGAAGGCGCAGTACCCGCTGTTCAAAGATGCACTCGAAAGTGGCTACACCGATGCGGATGCTGCTGTCCTTGGTGCGTTGTACCAGACTGCCGTCGGTTACACGCACGACGAAGAAAAGATTTTTCAGTGGGACGGAGAGATCATCCGTGCCGACACTATCAAGCATTACAAACCTGACGTGCAAGCAATCAAACTGTGGCTGACCAACCGACAGCGCGAGCACTGGGCTGATCGTAAAGAGACTGAGCACAGCGGCAAGGAAGGTGCACCCATCGGTCTGCGTGACGAGACGAAACTCGAAGTGGTCTCGAGTATTTTGGCATTGATCAAACCGAAACCTGATAACGCTGTCATCGACGGGCGTACCGGGGAGGTAGATAAGTAATGGGTTTCCTAAGCGACGTATTAAAATTTGAGAAGTCACACTTCAAGACACTGGCGAAGGGGATTTGGAAAGATCCTAAGCGACTGGTCCTTGGTGTTGATCCGCTCAGTACGAAGATGTGGAATGAGATTCTCGGTCGTAACGACAGGGCACTCGTCAATCAGTTAGGGGGTGCGACGTCGTACGATTACCAACAAGCTCTCGATGAAGGCATCAACATCAAAGCTGGCGCGACGATGCACCAGATAGCTGCGACGGTTGCATCAATCTACGCGGGCGGAGCACTCGGTGCACTTGCTGCGCCTGCTGGTGCTGCGGCTGGAGCAGGAGCCACGGCAGCTGGTGGTGCAGCAACCGGAGTAGGATCTGCCGTCACTGCAGCCATCCCCAGTGGAGCGACTTTTGCTGCGGGCCTGTCGGGCACGGGTGCAGCTGCGACAGCTGCAGTCACAGCCGGTGCTGCTGAGGCTGACAAATTAGTTCCGGGTGTTGTGGACCCACTCGAACTGGAAGAAATTCACCTGACACGTCAGCCAAGTTTTAGGGTACAGAACGTGCCTACGTTGGCGAAGGGCGGCTACGCCAGTGAGGCGCAAGCAAGATTGATGCGTGCAACTGCGCACGGGTGGAAGAAGCCGGGAGGCGGAGGTCCATCACGTGCAGTAGCGAATGAGTTCGTCGATAAAAAGGATCGCGGCATGTATTCAGGTGGGTTTGCAGAGAGCAGGTACGCCGAAGGTGGATCCGTCACTGCCAAGTTGGAGAGTCAACTCGAAGACATCATGAGCCAGCCTCCGGCGACACCGGAGACACGGGCGGCTGCGGATAAACTCAAGACAGATTTCTATCGGGAGGTCGAAGCAAGTCGGGAAGCCCAAGCCAGAGCACGCTTAGATGAGATGCCTGGAGAAGAGCTAGTACAAATGCTTCGTCCGCAGCTGCTCGAAGCTGAAAAACTCATGGACGATATCGGCTCGACAAAATTTGGTAAGCAGTATTCCATCCGGGACTACGGAGTGCAGCAAGATAAAGTGAGAGCGCTGCGTGAGGAGTGGAGCAAGGCACTGCAGAAACAAGCGCAAGAATCACAGCAAGGTATGACAGGTCAGATGTCTGACTTTGAGCGTCAGCAGATGGAGCAGATTGCAGCCGGTCTCGAAGGCAGTCCCGATGACTTAGGTCGCATGCCAACGGCAGACGAGCTGAACCGCATCGGTGTCAACGACCGTGGCGAAGACATCTTCATGCCACCGAGTCAAATGCCCACGGGCGTAATGAGCGAAGCCGACAGAGCTGCAGCCGAAGGCATGTGGGAAGGTGGACTCGCACCGATGGAAGATTTGCGTCAGCGAATGGACGCACCTGGTCTGAACTTTGCTCACGGTGGTAGCACAGGCAAGGACAAAAAACTCGACGACTGGGCTCTTCGGGCTCAAGATTATTTTAACTTAGGCGACGAACCGCTCTCGTATGCTGATCTCAGTAAGAAAATGGGGAAGGGAGTCAAGGGTGCGATCCGGTTTGCAAGACTTATGCAGTCAGGCGCATGGCAACCATCGTTCCTGCCCCAAGGTGGTGCGGAAGGTAAGTACACCAAAGATGAAATGAAAACTCTGATGTACATGCCACCGCAGCAGACAATCTTAGGTGAAGATTACACGGGTCAGGTAACGGAGGGTTACGATCCGTACTACGGTGGGACACCGACAACGGTTTCTCAAGGTCCCCGTGGTGGACGTCGAGGTGGACGTCGCGGTGGTGGAGGCCGACGTGGTGGGGGTGGTGGAGGTGGTCAGCCTCCGGATCCAAGAATAATTCCGCCGGGTACGCCACCGATAGAAGGTGAACCACCTCCGGATGGTACTCCTCCGCCGGGACCATTTGGCGGAGCGGAACGACGAGCAGGAAGAGACACTGAATATTCAGAGCAACTACGCGCGCACAAAGAACGTGTCGCGTTATTATTAGCGGTGCCCCAAGGAGGGTACGCAGGAGGAGGTCACGTGAATTACTACGCCGAAGGTGGTGAAGCTCGCCCCGGACATGCTGAGGGTCCGAACCCTTACGACAAAGGAAAGATGCCGAATGCATGGAAGTCATGGGAGCGGAAGCATCACAAAGCTCCTCCGCCTCCTCCACCTCCGCCTGAAGCTGAGGAAGATGTCCCGTGGTACAAGCGGATCATGGATTACGGAGACACCACTAAAATTGATGAAGAGATGGAAAAAATGGAGCAGGCGTACGGTGGTTACATCGACACGCCTGCCGGTTATCAGGGAGGTGGACTTGCGCAGGCAAACTTCCGTCGGCCTCCTACAGGTGGCGTACCTCCGAGCATTTCGATGCCACCGCAGGGTGGTGGATACGGTGCGACGACGAACCCTGTGGAGATGCCGTGGCGCGGTGCACCTCCGCCTCGAATCCAACCTGGTCCCGGTGGAGGAATGCCGCCATGGAAAGGGGGACCGATACGAACGACGCCACCGAGCATGCCGCCGGGTGGTGGCTTCCCCGGTGGTGGTGGTCGTGGCTTCCCACCGCGTGGTCTCCCCGGTCCCGGTGGCTTCCCCGGTGGTCGTGGTGGTGGTCGCACACCGTGGAGAGGCGCACCTCCGCCTCGCGCACGGCTAGGTGGTCGTGGTGGATTCGATCCGCGAGGAGTTCCGGTGCCACGTGGCATGCCTCCCGAGGCAGGTGGACCGGGACCGAGAGGTGGACCGGGAGTGGCTCCTAACATGCGGGGCATGCTACAGAAGATGCGGATGCAGAATCGTCCCCCGGCTAACGTCGGTGGTGGCGTAAACCGCGTAGGGATGCAAGACCAGCAAGGCGGATTGGCTCGCGCGTTGCAGCGGGGGACTGGGCGTCGTCCGATGTCACGACGTGGAGGTTTCCCCGGTGGTGGAATGAGACAGTAGCACCGCAACGTCGAACGCACTTACCGTCAGGTCCCCACTCGTGATACAGCCAGTTGTCAGCGCAGTGAATGTCCATCGTTCTCCCCCGTGTTGAGGAACGCATTGGGACCGTACACCATCATGCCTGCGTAGAGTCCGCGCAGCTTGTCGCGCACCTCGACTCTATCATCGATGACGATCTCAGGTTTGTGCTGTCGCACCCACTGAAGGACCAGGTCCGGACCTTTGATTGCAGTCTGGTGTGGCAGTCGTTGAATCAATTCGACACGCCCAAGTAGATCGTGCTTGCGTAACCATTCTTCCTCGTGCTTCCACTTATTAACGAAGCGTGTGCTGTAGATGATCGGTCGGATGTCTGCGTCGAGCCAGTCGTGCACCATGTCCATGATGTGGGTGCGCGGCTGATCTTCCATGATCGCTTTATAATAATCCTTCCACGCAGTGCGGTCGCGTTTGTTGTCTGCCGTTCGGGACTGAAGAAGAGACAGCCGATCAGTGTGATCGGTCAGCACACCCTCAAGGTCAACCAGAATCATCTGCGCTTTTTACGTCTCGCGCCAACTTTCTTTTTCTTCTTGGCGGGATCGAAGTCACGCAGCTGCTTGCGTATCTCGCTGATGAACTCGGTCGTTACTTCCCGATCACCTTGATTGGTCAGGCTCACTTCGAGATGCATCTTGAGCTTACGCCCTTCCAATTCGAGAGTGCCTTTGCGATGTTGTTTCAGGTACATTTTTTATTCCTATTTTGTGCGACGCAGGTAAGCTGCCCTGAAACGACACTCGTCAGAGCAGTAGTTAGTGATCGTGAGACCCTCGAAGCGCTTGCCACACTCCGGGTTCTTACAGTTTTTCTTGCTACGCTTGCGCATCATTGCCATCTGTGCGCCAACGCTGTCACTGTGGGCTCGTGCAGTTGCCATACCTATCTCCAGTCTGATTAGGCATCCATTATATACACACATTCGCTAGTGTGTAAAGCGACTAGGTCCCAGATGCCTCCTTGGCCTCCGAAGCGTGGTGGTACAAGGCATCAGCGTACTTCTCAGCCTCGTCCCACGGCAGTGAGAACACCGAGAGCCGCTCAGAGAAGATGGTAACCACCTTCCCATTCTCCATTCCTACTTTAATGCTGAGAGGTGGTTTAATTTCTTCCAGCGGCACGCCTCCATCTACTTCAGTCTTCTCGTCTGCCATCACTTGCGCTCCGGGTTGAGGTCAGCCTTAGCTTTGTCCAGCAGCAGCGGCATCTCGAAGCGACGTGGGTCCATGCCCCTATCGTACTGCGAGCAGGCCTCAGTCCATGTCCATCCGATAGCCTCCGCCCGAACGCTGCCGAGCAGTTCCTGTAGCTTATCGAAACATCGAGTGGTTGGATAGATCCCGATGGGGTCAGGATCATCCAGCATTGCGTTGACGATGTCAGCAACGCGCTCCCTGTCCCATGTGATTACGATGTCCAGTGGATTACTCATATGTCCTCCCGATAGGTCCGCGTGGCAGCTCGTCCTCTACGATGGGGAACTCGTACAGGAAGTTGTCATCGCCCTCGACAGCGATGCGCACAGCCATGGCTGCAACCTGGATTGCTTCACGTAGAATTTCAGTCACAGTCGTACCTAGATGACGGTCGTGCTGCATCATTGCTTGCGCCAGCTCACCTACCTCTTCCATAAGGGCGGCGAGCTTGTGCGTGTTCTCCGGGAATGCTTTTCGTGCAGCTATCAACTCGTCCCGGATCATGGCGAAGACCAGCCCGTCCGGACTGGTCAATCGCTCATGTGCTTGGTCGTCTGGTGCCACACACTGACAGAGAGTCAGGTCACTGTTGCACTCGGTGCACGTAGCTACGTTGTGCGGACCTGCAAACGTACAGGTGCGTGTCATCAGAACATCCCACGCCCGAGCTGGGCGAGCTTGTCGATGATGTCACGCGTCTCCGGGTTGGCCTCCATCTGTGAGATCAGCTGATTGATTGCTTCGAGACGCAGCTCCAGTTCCTTCTTCTCCTGCAGCAGCTTCTCGCTGACAGTCGGTGGACGGTGATCCACCATCGCGCGTCCGAGGCCTGCTGATTGTACTTCTCTTGCATCACTGTCTTCAAAACCGTTACTCATTTTTATTCTCCATAGTACTCTGCGAAAAGCCGATAGTTACTCGGCACCCTGAGCGCGATATCTAATAACCGCGCAGCTTGTTTAGGATCGCTCCGGCTCATTGTTTCCCAAGCCATCTCGATTAGTTTCTCGTGCGTTGCTCCGTTAAACTTCGCGGCATCCTTGCCGTGCACAATGTAAATGACGCCGGGAGTTTCTGCAATGATCCAGACGATGCCACCTTCGTTGACGTTGTCCCGAATCCATCGCAGCTGTGTCTTGTGCAGTCCCTTCTCTTCATCCGGGAAGGGTACTCGCAGGCTACGGTCGGTCGCCTTGAGTTCGAGCGTGCCGCAGCCAATGTGCGGGACGTGCGTGGGGTCTTGGGCATCGTGGACTTGAAAGAATACATCAGGAAATCCCGGCGCAGTATCCGGAGATTCGATTCTGGAGTATTGCCCCAGCGGCAGCGCAACATCCCGCAACCAGTCCCATAAGTTCGCTTCGTTCATAAAACCGAAATTCCCCAAAAATATTAGACTACTTTTTCACCGAATCTACATTAGGCGAACATCGCACGGGTTTTGCGAATTCTTCGCGCACCCTTGCCAGCCGTTCTTCGACGGTTACCTTTCTTGCGGTACCTGTCGAGGACGAGCGTCGAGAAGTCTTTTTTCTTTGCAACCGCTTCATAGTATTCATCCTCAATTGTGTCATTCGCCATCAGGAAGAAATACTTCACCCAGTCAGTATTCTCCATGTGCAAAATGCGGAACCGCGCCTGTTCAAACGTGATGTGGCTGTGATCCCAGCTGTAGAACACGTACGTGTTTGCCTCTGACAGATCGAAACCGAGCCCACTCTTCACCTGCAAGATGACGTAGTCCACGTCGAACTGCATGTCCCATTCGTGCTTCCCCGAAATGATTTTGTATGTCCAGTTGAACGCATCGAACTCCGCAGCGATGGCTTCGATCTCGTGCGTAAACCGGCAACAGATGACAGCCTTTTCCTGGCCGAAACCGGACAGCAGGTGCATGAGCTTGTCCAGCTTCTCAGTACCGACCGGCACGACGATGCGCTTGCGTTTCTTCTGGCCGGGAATGCGCTCCTGATGCAGAAGGAAACCACCGCACACCTGCTGCAACTTCTGCGGCAGCGTGACCGGTAACGGCACACCGATGGTCAGGTCGTCGATGGTGGTCTCCATGTCCTTTTTCAGCTCTTCGTAGATGTGTCGCGTCTTACGATTGAGGTCGAAACGCACTTTCTTCCGGCGGACGCGCACGGGGGACTTTCCCATGGCAACTCGCGCTTCGTTGAACGTGATCCGATAACTGTACTCGTGGATTTTCTCAAGGATTTCTTCTTCGTAGTTGTATCCGACGAGCACGGGGTACGTTCGACCGTCTCGTCTTTCATGCTGTTCGTAGACGACATAGCGTTCCTTGAAATTGCTGTACGTGCCGAAGATTTCGTTCTTCCCAATGAAGTCGAAAACTGCCCAGTACTGCTCGAAACCCTTGTCGGCTGGTGTGCCGGTTAACGCGAGTTTCCAAACGCAACGCTTGGCAAGCGTACGTGCAAACCGCGACTGGGCTGCGCCAGGTTTCTTGATCATGTGCGCTTCGTCGGCAATGATCATCATCTCGACGCCTTGCTTCTGCCACTTCAGTGTTTCGGCGTACCACTCCTTCCGGAGCTGCATGTCTTTCACAGGCTCCTGATACGAGATGAGGTAAATCTCGCAGCCCCAATCGTTGTCGAGGTGTTCTTCGAGCTGCTCTTCCCAGGTTTTCAGTGCCTTCTTCGGGCATAAAAGGATCAACACCTCCGGCTTGCGCTCATCAACGATAGCCAGAGAAATCAGGCACTTCCCTGTGCGCTGTTCCGGAAAAAGAGCGAAGCCGTCGAAGGGCAATGCCGCAGCGACAGCCTCTCTCTGATATGGACGAAGTTCCGTCCTGATCACTACGCTTTCGTCAGCTCTTTAAGCGGGATCTCCCACTCACCCTCTTCGTCATCGACCACGACTGCCATATCGTCTTCGATGCCTTCGATTACGCCCTGATACTCTTCGCCGTCTTCATCTTCGAAGGTGACGCGAGCACCCGGTCGCAGCGCAGTGGACTTCCGTGCCTTTTTCTTCGCTGGCTTTTTCTTAGCAGCTTTCTTCTTCGACGCTTTTTTGCGGGCAGGTGGGGCTTCCTCTTCTTCCTCTTCGCCTTCGTCTTCTTCTTCGTACTCGCCCTCCTCCTCTTCTTCTTCACCGTTGTCGTCTTCCGGGATTTCACCACCCTGCTCTTCGACGTACTGCTCCGCGACTTCTTCGGTGAGGTAACCTGTGACACGAGGCTGATCTTTCTCTTCGTACTCCTCGTTTACGATCTCCAGACCGCACTTGTTACCGACCAGATCATCGGGATCAAAGTCGAAAGGACCATCAGGGGTGTCGTATCCCATGCAGTTAAGCGCGGTGCGCAAAACCCACAACGACTGCGGAACCAACACGAATCGGTCGAACACTGTTGAGCCAATGTGCGTCTTCCATCGCACGGTGACCATGTCGTTACCGGCTTGACTCGCTTCCAACTCAGCGCTCATGATTTCAGCGACGTAGTAACCGTCCGGTGTGGGCATACCACCTCCGGCTTCCACATCGGTAAAGTCAACCGTTATGACATTGGACTTGCCCCGACGTCCGCGTGTTTTCTTCTTGCTCGCTGCCTTTTTGGCAGGCCTTTTCTTTCGTGTTGCCATTAGCTTTTTCTCCTAAGCTTCTTACGTTTCGGTTTTTGTTTGCCTGTGACCAGATCCTTAATTTTCTTGAACGTCGGGTTGACGATCAGCTCAGGGATCGGACCTGCGGCTACGGGTCTGCGGATCTTCGTCGAGTAAAATGCGTGAGGACCGATCCGCATACAGTAGTCCACATGCCGCACTTCTTCTTTGTCTTCAGTCTCCCAGCGCTCCTTAATAAACGTGGAGCCAATGGAGTCAACTGCACCATCGAGGAAAGCGCTGACCGAGGGCATGACGCGTGCCCCGATGCTGGGCTCGATGGACTCTTCCTCATCGTCGCCTGCTTCGTTGATACGTTCGTGCGCAATCAGCAGCAGATTATAATCATCGGACAGGTCACGGAAGTCGCTGATCCATTGCTTCAGCATTCCGGAGAGTTGCCCCCAGTTACGTTGCGTGAACGTCTCGTCTCTGCCCTTACGACCTTTACGCAGCACCTCAGCCATGCCTATGTCCTGCAAATTGCTCACCTGATCGATCACGATGGAGGCGTACTCAGTCGGTAGCGTTTTGTCGAGGAGTGCCCAGTACAGCTCGTCCATCTCAGCCCATTCGGTGATGCGCACGACATCGATGTCTTCTTCCAGCGCAATGGTCTCGGTGCCACGCTCGTTCGTATCGATGAACAAGATGGGCCTGGGAAATGTCGAACCAAAGTGTGTCTTGCCGGTGCCGGAGCGACCGTACACCATCATGACCAAGTTGGTTTTGAGTTCCGTGACCGGTTTGATCCGGTCGAGGACCGACTCCACGGCTTCTTTTTTTGCTATCTTCTTCATCCGCTTCGCTGACCGCTTCTTCATCAGTGTCTTTTTCTTTGTGACCTTCAATCTCGGTTTTTTCCGCATCGGTTTAGCTGGCATTGTGGCTCCCTCGTTCGACGTATTCGCTCTTCATGATGAAATCAGAGTCCAGTCCCCGGACCTCCGCTTCACAGATTGTTCGGTACTCACAGGTGTTGCAATTGAACGATGACATGCTGCGTGCGCAGTGTCCGCCATCTCGCTTGGCCTGAATTTCTGCCGCACTCTGCAGGAAATCGTTGACCACTTCAATGATCATGTTGGTGCTGGGCTTCGGCAGGAATACGCGTTCGAAGAATGTGTCCTCTTTCCCTTCGAGCATCTCCAGCATGTCCACGTACTGGGTGGCGTCGAGCTTCTCTCTGCGGATTGTTTTGAGGTAAGTGTACGGATCGCAGTCCAGGTTTTTGCGCTTCGACAGCTCGCCACTCTTCAGCACTTCCGGTTCGGTCGGTGCCTTCGCTTTGCCGTAGTCCCAGCAGATACCGTCGATCTTTTCCTTCGGCTTCATCATGCCGTACGCCCACACATATAACAGGAGCTGCAGCTCAGCGAACCGATCATCAGCTGTCGGAATGGACTTCATGAATTTGTGATCCATCAGCCAGCGTCGCTTGTGCTTGTCCGTTGCAATCTTGTCGATGAAGCCGATGAACATGACGGGGATGTCACCGCTGCCCAGCTTGCTCAGGTCCACTTCGATCTTGACCTCAGTCGCCTCGTATGTCAGCGGGTCCTTGCGGTACTTGCGCAGGTAACCCTCGAAGATCTTGCCGCAGTCGCCGATGATGTCACCGTGCATGTCGCGCTCTTCTTCGAAGTAGGCAGCGAACTCTTCGGCGTACGTTTCGAGCACGTCCCACGGATCGCTGCCCGCGTAGCTGTTGCCATGAATTTTGTATTCGACGTAAGCGTTGAGCATCTCGTGCAGGATCTCGCCACGCAGCAGACGCACGCCTTTAAACTTACGTTTGATCTTCAGGAAATAACGGTACCACCATGCCTTTTGACATCGTCGATACGAATTTACTTCACTGAAACTAACGTGTTCCTCAGGCTGCATACTTTTCCCCTTTGCCCCATGGGCCAAGTTCAGCTTCGCCTTCCATCGGCACGCTGAGTGTTATTTTAAATGTGTCCATCAGCTTCGGTCGCTCTGCGATCTTCAGCATCTTCGGCACGCACTCAGGGATAACTTCGTCCCTGACAATGGTCAGCACTGAGTCATGGTGCTCACCGACAATGCGCACATGATCGCGTGGAAATGTCTTGTGGATCTCGATCAGGATCATCGCTTTGTAGTCACCGATCAGTGCCTGCACGCCGGAGTTAACTGCCTGTCGCTCAGCTGCCATGCGCACCATCTTGTCTCTGACCTGAATGCCGGGGAGTCTGCGTAACCGACCAGTCAGGCAACGCACATGACCGTTCGACTTTGCCAGTCGTTTCGTTCTGGTGTGCCAATCAGCCAGCCTGCTGTAGAGACGGAAGTACGCGCGGCGTGCGTTCTTAGCTTCAGCAAAAGTTGGAGACCACCCGTAGTCTTTTTCTGCCTGCTCGATGAATTTCTTCTCATACATGCCGAAAATGAAGCCGAAATTAATTGCCTTCGCACGCGTCCTGCCTTCGTACCAGCGTGGTTCGATAGCAATACACTTTTTCGGGCCTGCTTCCATCATCACGTCGAGGCATTCGTTGTACGACATGCCACTGCGGGAATCACGTCCGTCGATGAAGATGGCTTCGGCAGTGTCGAACACCAGGTCGGTCCACTCGCTATGCTGACTAATCGACAGGTTCTCGATCATCGTGCGCCAGTGAACATCTATGCCGTGGGTGAAGCACCGACGCATCTCTGGGTCTTTGGACAGGTGCGCAGCAATACGCATCTCTGCGGTGGCGAGATCCAACGCGCAGAGTGTCCATCCTTTTGGTGCAGTAATCAGGTTGCGAATCTTTCCATCGCGTGGGATAGGATGGAGCGGCGAGCTGTAGCGTCCCGTGACGGTGCCGTGCAGCTTGTAGTCGAAATAATATTTGTCGCCAACACGGTACTGCTCCCAACCCTTAATATAAGTGTTGAACATTTTCGCTGCGCCGCGAAATTTGAGCAGCTTCTTGACGACGGGTTTTTTTGCGATGCTGAGCAGTGCTTCTTCGGATGTGGAGTTTGCCCCTTTCTTCGTAAAAATTTTGCACTGATATCCCAGATCTTTATATAGGAGTTTTCCGATCTGCGCTGGGCTGTTCCAATTCACCTCGTGCCCTACCATGTCGTTCAGCTCTTCGCGTTCCGTGATCATCTCGGATAGCAGTTCGAGTCCGACTTCCTTGCGCGCAGCCCTGTCGATGGTGAGACCTTCCAGCTCAGCCTGCTCCATGACGCGCGCTCCCGGCATCGTTATCTTCCAGAAGACACGGTGCACACCGGGCTCTTGGCGCAGCATGGATTCGAAGAGTTTGCCCAGCCTGAGCGTGTACGTCGCGTCCTGCCCGCAGTATTTGTAGTTGCGCATGGGCTTCTCGGACTTGCCCTGCTTCTCTGCCAGCGAAATGTCGTACTCAGG